GCGGTAAAGACACCAAGTTGTTCGAAGACGGTGGTCCAAACACCTCTCCATTCGGAAACACGATATCTGATAGAAACGCTGCGCTTGCTTCGGTAGGTTCTGTCAATGACGTGGTCGGTAATAAATGGATCCTTACTTCAATACATGAAACTGGATACTGGGACCCTGAAAAACCTATCCCTACAATGCTACAGCAGAAGTGGGCGTATCAGATGTCTGACTTGAATAGACCTGCTACACTTATCGATGGTGAGAAATACACACACTACTTCTTAGGTGACCATAACAAGTCTAAAGATGATATTGAACTATTAGGTAAGATGACATCGGATGGTGGTTTCTCTTTAGTTTTACATAAAGAAGAAGCGCCTGTTATAGACTTATTAACTAAATTGCACGTTGATAAGATGTGGGAACATAGTTGTAATATGTACAAGTCATCACTGATGGTAATGGTTAACTTAGCAAGTGTCCTTAAACCTAAAGGTTGTTGGGAAGTGGAACATGTTCCACATGAATATATGCTGATGAGTGGTAGTCGTAATGACGTTAGCTCTGGATATACGGACGACCTATACAGTAAAGTAATTAGACCGCCTAAGCTGTCATTCCGTGTCATTGACTTGGAAGAGCAGTATAAAGAGATCTTGTACTCGTATTGTCTGGAACGTGGTAAGAAGCTAGATGAACTGAAGAAGTTTAAACCACGTAACATATGCGTTAAAGATGTTACTGATTACTTCTACGAAGATGTTGTGAACTCTAAAGGCGAGGTCACTGGTGTTAAGGTTGACGTCTTCTATTCGATACTGTCCACTAGTGTTACGTTTAATGCACCGCACCCGTACAACGATAAGGAATTAAAACTTATCTTCACGCGTGGTGTTGATCTGCCTGCACGTTCTATCTTAACTAAGCTTGAGAAATCAAACCCTAGAATAAGTGTAGTGACGTGGCAATTTGACACCATCATGATTCACTACGGTATTATTGTAGAGTCTGATGAAGGTATTGGTTTGTGGTCTGGCTATAGCAGTACGCGTATACTTAACGCAGAAGAGCAATAGTTATCTTTTTTAAAGGTTAGGTGATGTCTAAGAAATACAGGTTCAAAGTCCCTAAGGTTTGTCGTGAAGCTGTTAATGTAGTTTACCAGTCTTGTGTCCGCGAGTTTGCTATATATGGATTAGGTAAAAGTACATTGGCAGTTTACAATAGATTGTTTATGGACCATGTCTACAACACACTTGAGGATATGTTAGAGTGCGGGCCAACTTGTGATACGTTAGTGGACGGCTATTACTTGCTACCTCAGGCGTATGAGGCAGTGGATGCATGTATGGACTATGAGGACATTGGCGCGGCAGTTAGTTTCGACGATCCTATCTCTAAGTATATGGATAGTAAAGTCGGTATGCACACGCTTGACTCTAAGACGGTTGCAGAGTTTCTTATTGAGGCCATACCCGATGGGGATGAATTGGCATTACTATTTGAACCACTGTATGACGAGATAATCGATATGGCACATGGATGTGATATTAAATCGGTTAGTCGTATCGAGCGGTCCTTAAATACTGTTTGTCTAATGTTGGATACTTGTGAATGACGGCCACGTGCCGTCTTTTTATTTGTTTTATAAGAGGTTATTATGCGAGTTATATTAAATACACACGGTGATGTTAAAGATGAAGCGGGCGCTATCTGGCGAGAGATAGTTGGGAATAATGGCCTTGCTGCATTTTCCAGTGACATAATTAGCTTGTACGAGCAAGGTTACCGGACAATACTATCTGAAATATTGAGCAATCAAATTGAATACTACACAGGTGCGTTTAGATCATACCTTAGCTGGATAGACGTTGGTGCTATTCGTTACCTCATTGAGGGCGGCCATACGCTCACGTACGAGGACGTTATAGATTCGGCAGAGAATGGTTCAGAGCTGGCTAAAGAGATCATAGAATGTTTTGAGTCGCTACCTATTGAAGTTCAAGATCATAAGGAATTTGATGTTATTGTCGGGAACAGTGTATACACTGCATATCCAAGCAATGAACGATTTGAAGCATATGAGCGTGAGGTCTTTAGACTCATTGATGAGAGTCATGTACCTGAAGATTTTGGTGATCGTGCATATGTGGTCTCATTTAGACCATCGTACGGCCGGGTGGTTATATCTGACGTGTGTCGTGACCGTCTTGGGTGATGGCAAATAAAAAAGACTGAGTAGCGAGAGCTACTCTTTCTTTTTTTGTCGCGGTTACTTGCTTAAACGCTTTAGCTTTTCTTGTGTATCGAACATTGCAGTTGATAGTACAATTAAACGATGTTGGAAAATAGCATAGAACTCAACCCACTGTGCACAGTTGTAGATTAGTTGCGATAGCTGTCCATTTACTTTCTTAGATACTTTACTGTACGCTTCTTCATTATTGATAGCGTCTGCTAGTTCTTCAGCCACTGCAAATATAGCGGTAACGCGGGCCTGTACGGCACTTGCGTTTATTTTACTTACATTATCTTGGATATCGATCAAACGCTTCCCACTGGCGACCATATCGGCGTTACGTTTGAATGCTTGCTTGTATTTTATCTTGTCTGACTTTTCTGTTGGGTTAATAGCTTTTGTGATGCCAGTTGTCGCCACTTCGATGTTTAAGTTAGCCATCTTGCCGGATGCAGATAAGCCAGAAGCGGCCGCTAATAATGACGGATCGTTTAACGCCATTGATAACGTACGTAACGTTGGATGTAAAAGTTCAGAATCTAAGTCTACAATATATGTTAACGCATTTTCTAACGCGTCTATGTATTCCATATATGAAACTTTCAATCCTACAGGGGCGAATACGGTAACATCTGCTATATTCAGGTAGGATTCACGGTTTGCCCAATCTATAATCTTCGGTGTGAAGTTACTCTTCATCTTAAAACCGCTCGCTACTTTTGATTTTGTTACTTCTTTAGTGCGGTCTTGTAGTTTAGTGAAAACGCCCTTTGTGAATATCTTACCGAAGAAATCTTTGATGGCAACGCCGCTGATGTCTTCTACTGCTACGTTCATTTTTTGATTACGTATGATGAAATCTAAAGTTCTATCTGTCATGTGTGACACCTTTAATATTTATTTTTTAAGTGGGGTAGTCATACTTTGACCATTGGAAGTATGAGCACGCTGGATGAATAAGACTGTCTCTCAAATGATTGACACCTGAGACGCGCTATACTTGACCGATAACCTAATTTAATTACTGGAGATACAACAAATGGCAGGACCTGCAAATAGAAGTCGTTCGAAGACAATTCGTCCTAAGTTTAACACGTTTAGTTTAGCCGACCATGCGATGGGTCGTTACTTAAAGGGTAAGCACGGGCTATGGTACTTAAATGGTGGCTATCCATCAATCTTAGGTTTCGCGGGACGTGGTAATACTTTTAAGTCTGCGTTGTCTGGTACCATGGCGACGATGATGTCGCTGCGTTACGAATTTGAATACACTGAATTCTACGACACAGAGATGTCTATGCAAGTGGCACGTATTCAAGATTACATCAACAGTGTGGCAGAACAGCATCATTGGGATGAGGTTCCACAAATCAATGAGCTGATGGAAAGTGAAGCTACTACGTGGAACTTTACAGCATCTGATTTACAAACAGGCGATCAATGGTGGGCGGACCATTGTCGTAAAGAGCGCGTTTCTCGTTCTAAGATTGCTGATGGTAAGTTACGTACTACACCGTGGCTTAACATAGACGGTAGTCAAGTCAAGATACCTAACCCTTGGTCCTTTACAGTCGATTCACTATCTGAGCTACATACTGCATCGGTTGAAGCTAAGTTTGAGAAAGGGACCATTGGCGCGTCAGAACTTAATACGGAAGCGATGGACGATGCTCGCTCTAAGGCACAGTTATTAAAACAAATGCCTAACGTTCCCGCTCAGGGTGGTTACACTTTCGGATTGATTGCACATGCCGATGATGAACTTAAGATGGACATGTATGCACCGTCTACTAAGAAACTTGATGGTCTTAAGGGTAACCTTAAACTAAAAGGTGTTCCGGGACGTGGCTTTACATTCTTAACTAACTCATGTCTCCTCGCCATCAACATTAACAACGGGCTGAACAAGTCTGATAAAATGCCTGAATATCCAAGACCGGGGACAACGCCAACGGTTGGCGATACCGATTTACGTATAGTTACCTATATGGAACTTCGCGGTAAGTCCGGACCGACTGGCGCGATTATGGAGCTGGCATTCTCACAACGTGAAGGCTTC